TGTCAATTGTCGAACCTACCGGGGGCGAAGATGCACCAATTGACACGCCGCCTGTTGACCCTCGCGGCAATCGTGACGCGCTTGGTCGATTCACGAAGCCCGATGGCACTCCGGCCCCTATTGTTCAGGCTCCGGTGCCGACTGATCCCCAGCAACAGGTGCTACCACCGGTAAACGAGCGTGCTCCGGTCAGTTGGAGTCCTGCGGCGCGGGAGGAGTGGAAGAATCTTAGCCCGGTCGCTCGAGCCGAAGTCATGAAGCGCGAGTCGGAAATTCAGCGGACGATGAGTGAGTCCGCCGATGCTCGGAATATCGCCCAACAGGTTGTGGAAGTGATGCGACCGCACTTGGCGCGTGTTCAACAGAACGGCATGTCGCCCTTCCAGGCTATCGGGAATATCTTCCAGATCGAAGAGTCGCTCGCGGTCGGCTCGATGGCGGTGAAGGCGGCTACAATAGCCCAGCTGGTCAAGTCGTACAACATCGACATTCAGGCGCTGGACAGCGCACTTGCTGGCGCTCCACTACCGGCTGACACGCAGGTTCAATCGCAGGTCCAGGAACTGCTACGTCGTGAAATGGCGCCGTTCCAGCAGATGATGCAACAGGCCCAGCAACGTCGGGCCAACATGCAACGCCAATACGAGGAGCAGGCGGCATCAGAGCTTGATACGTTCGCGGCGGACCCCAAGAATGAGTTCTTGGATGACGTCAAGGACGCGATGGCCGACATTATCGAACTTGGGGTCAGGCGTGGCGTCGACATTTCTACTGCGGATGCTTACGCGCAAGCTTGCCAATTCGACCCCCGTGTGAAGGCGGTGATTGCATCGCGGAACACCAGGACCACTTCGATCAGCGCTGCGGCGGCTGCCCGTAAGGCTCGAGCCGCTGCCGTAAGCATATCGGGGGCGCCGGTAATCGGGGATGACGTCACTAAGACGCCGGATCATCTTCGCGGGGCGATTGAAGCGGCAATGGAGGTCCATTCAACCCGTTGATCGACACGGGGGGGTTGACACGCCGCCTCCGGTGTGGTATACTCCCCTGGTTCGGGTATTCGAGAACCCTTCGGGGCCATCTTAGATACCCAATGTGCTGAGCAACAGAACTTGTCTCACCGGCTTGAACCCATGAGGGCCATCAAGACCGGCGAAGGTACAGGCCATCGGTTGATCGGTGTAGAAGTGGAGTCGTCCCTTACATCCTTCAAGAGGTATTACCATGGCCTTCAAGCTCAACCGTATTGCCAAGGCAATCGGCGTCAAGATTCACGACGTACTGTTCACGTACCTTGCCAAGAACGGCATGGTCCTGGCAGCCTTTCCAAACGTTTCCGATATCGTCGCAACGACGATTCAGTCCCGCACTCGCAAGATTGCGGATAACGTCACCAAGAACAATGCGCTGTACATGCGCCTTGATCAGCGTGGCAACCGCAAGCCCTTCAGCGGCGGTAACGTCATCTACCAGGAACTGAGCTTCGCTCAGAACGGTAACGGCGGCTGGTACAGCGGGTACGACCTGCTGCCGATCGCCGCAAGCGACGTCATCAGTGCTGCCGAGTACAACATCAAGCAGCTGGCCTGCCCGGTCACGATGAGCGGCCTGGAAACCATCCAGAACGCCGGCAAGGAGCAGATGATCGACCTGCTCGAAGGCCGCATCGGCGTCGCAGAAGCGACGATGGCGAACTTGATGTCTGAAGGCATCTACAGCGATGGCACCACCTACGGTGGCAAGTCGCTGACGGGTCTGGCAGCTGCCGCGCCCGCACTGGCCCCCGCTTCGCAAACAACTGCTTACGGCGGTATCGTCGGCTCGACCTGGACCTTCTGGACCAGCAAGTACACGCTGACGGCGGCGCAGACTGCGGCGAATATCCAGGGCTTCATGAACACCATGTGGGCATCCCTGGTCCGTGGAACCGACACGCCGGACTTGATCCCGATGGGCGACACCGCCTGGGGTGTTTACCTCGCCAGCCTGCAAGCGCAGCAACGCTTCACTTCTCCGGAAGTGGGTGATCTGGGCTTTCCGACGGTGAAGTACATGCACGCCGACGTTGTGCTGGACGGCGGTATCGGCGGCTACTGCGATGCCAAGACGATGTTCTTCCTCAACACGAAGTACATCTTCCTGCGTCCGCACTCGGCGCGTGACATGGTTGCCCTGGACCCGAAGAAGCGCTACGCCGTCAACCAAGACGCCGAAGTGTCAATTCTGGCGTGGGCTGGCAATCTGACCACTTCGGGTCGCCAGTTCCAGGGCCGGTTGGTCGGCGCCTGATTCAACGGGGGGGCACTCCGTACCTTGCTGGTTGCCCGGAAGGGCGCGAAGCAGCGGGCCTTGCTCCCCCACCCTTACTCCCACAGGAGAAACACATGCCAGCAGGACTTCCGGGCAGTACATCTGTCCAAAACTTGGCGAATCCAAGCCTGGGCAACTTTGTCCTATTCGATCTATTGTCTGGCCCGAAGGGCTCGCCGAAGGATCGGGACGTCGACATTGCCTACCTTGCCAGTCCCTCGTCCGCAGGAACGGCAAGTGGCAACGCTTCCACGGGTGCCCTTGCCACGGGCATCGGGTTCGGGTCGCCGCCCATTATCGGTGTGACGGCGCCGGCAAGCATTGCGGCTGCCGGATTCACCGACGACTACGTACCGGGCGTGACCAAGCCAGATGGTACAGCGTCAACCACTTCGATCTACATGTACATTGGCGGCGGCAAGAGTGACGCCTACGGTGTATCTAGCCCGTACACTGCGGGCTACGGGATCGGTGGCGCTGGTCAAGGTGGTTCGCGTGACGCGGGTGCAGGTCCGGCTTACACTGGCTTCGTGACGAAGATGGTCACGGCGGCGGGCGCGGTTGCGATCGGCGCGGTTGTCGAAACTGGCTACTCGAATCGTTCGGGCGTTGCCCTGACGACCGGGCAATCGGTCTTCGGCTCGTTTGGCACTGCGAGCGCGGTACCGGCGTAACAGAACAGGCGGCGGCGATGCTTATATCCGGTGTCTTGAAATTCGACCCGGAGGGTCGAATCATCGCGTCGTCCGACCCCCCCGTTGACTTCAACGGGGGGACACCTATTGCTGCTGATGGCGGACTTGCGGCGGCTGGCGGTGCTGCTGCGGAGTTGTATTTTGCATCCATCGGTTATCTCAACGATGGCACGCTTACCGACAGCACCAGCCCGCTGATCGGTCCTGGCCCGATCACAAACAGTGACGGGCAGATTCGCATCAGCAACGCCCTGCCCGCGTTCTACTACGCAGGCTTGCCGATTACGGCGGACGGGCGTTTGGCGATCAGCCCTGGCTCTGGCCCCCCGGTTGATCCGGGTGAATTCGACTTTGGCTTCGACAACAGCTTTGATATTGGAGTCTGACCATGCCCCGCCTGACCATAAACGCTCTTCGCGCCCAGGTTGGCGTCCTGCTGCCCGACAATATTACCCAGGACATTAGCGCCGCTGACGTGCGCGACATGTTCAAGGACACGATCGACACCTATGCTCCAGGTTATGGTGCACTGTCGCAGCCGTTGGTGGTCTTACCGGCCCTGGGCATCACACCAGTGATTGTGCCCTTCGCAGCCGTGCTGGCTCAGACCGATGACTACGTGGCCAACGCCGCAGGTGGCACGATCCAGCGGCTGGCCAATGGTCTACCGTCCACCGTCAATCGGGTGTCCTTCTACGCCGACGTAGCAGCGCCCTCGGGTAACGAGGTAGTCTTCAGCTTGTTCAGGGACGGAGTTGACATTCCTGGTGGTACAACGGTGAGTGGTCAGGGCGCAGGCAATCTGTCCCAGGCTGCTTTTAGTGTTGGTACTACTGCCGAAGATGCCCTGGACCACATTTACACGATCCGGGCCAGCAAGATCAGCGGGGGTGCTGACAACGTGGAAGTCTCCAACGCCCGATTTATCTTGGAGTACGTTCCGACCATCGGTATCTGAATCATGGTTGCCGGGCCATGCTCTTTTCCCGGCGAAACACGCTTCGGCGTATAAGGAGAATCCAGATGTTGACAGCACAAGAGGTCCAAGACCTTCAAAACCAGCAACCTCCAACCGATTGGGCGAAGTTCGACGTCGCCCTTGGGCAGGGGTATGGCGCCATTGGTGGTCCCGGTGGTCTGCCCCCAGGAATGGGGCCGGGCTTCGACGACAAGCTGCACGTGCATTTTTTCATGCGCCCGCAGATCGACGTTGAGCTGTCAACGAAGGAGAATCGCCCGATCTTCAAGAACATCCCGCACGTTACCATCATGATTCCGGGGGATAAGAACAACATCCCCACGAGCATCGTGATGGACATTCACAAGAAGCGGTTTCCGGAGCACTGGAGACAGTTCTTGGCCGGTCAGGCCGAACAGCTTGTCGGCACGCCGCTCCATGTGGCGCCGTTCATGACCGAAACGATGGTCCAGGAGCTTGCCTACTTCAAGATTCGGACGGTCGAGCAGCTGGCCGGGATGCCGGATGGCAACATGACCTTCATGGGCGCCCACCAGCTGAAGCAGCAGGCAATCGCCTACCTGGAGAAGTCCAAGGGTCTTGACGCCATGGCCGAGAAGATCGCGAACATGGAAAAGATGATGGAGCAGTTCAAGGCACAGGCCGACGCTGCCGAAGCCAAAGCTTTGTCGGCGATCCAGGCGCGGGAAGAAGCAATTGCCATGGTCGCGCAAGAGGCTCGAGCCAAGACGCCGGAAGCGGTCGCAACCGCGAAGAAGTAAGCTAGGAGCGACAACATGCCCTACCAGATCACGAACTACCAGTCGTTGGCGAATGTCATTCAGACTGTGTGTTCAATGTTGTCGCTGCCCATTCCAACTGACCCGGCTGGCAGCACAGACCCGAACGTCGTGATGATGATTACGGCGGCGAATCTGGCCAGCCTGGAAATGCTCAACGCCTACGAATGGTCTGCGCTGACCAAGCGGGGCGTCATCAATGTTGTGACGGTACTGCCGCCGACCCCAGGCGAAGCCGTCGAGCAGGCATACGACCTACCGGAAGACTTTTACCGTTTCATCGACCAGACGCAGTGGAATGACGCGATGCGCTTCCCGGCTGTCGGGCCGGTGTCGCCACAGGGCTGGCAGACTTACATGGTCTTCCCGATCAGCGCGAATTTCACGCTCACGTGGATGATCCGGCAACGGCAAATCTACTTCCTGAATCCTCCTGAGGCGCCGGGGCAGAATTTCAGCTTCATGTACTTGTCGCAGGCGCTTGTTCAGGATGCCGACGACACGACGCTGTACAAGAATGTTGCCAGTAAGAATGGCGACACCTTCCAGCTTGACGGCATCCTCATGTCGCTTATGACTCGGGTCAAGTGGCTCGAATCGAAGGGCTTCGACAGTAGCGCTGCGGTGCGCGACTTCTTGCTGGCATTTGACAGCCGGATCGGAGCGGAGAAGGGTGCCAACATCCTGAACATGGCCGGGAATCGTCACGGCTACCCGTATATTGGCATTGGAAATCTGCCTGAGGCGTCACTCTACGGAATGCGACAGAATTGAAATGGCTGTTACTCTTCCTCCTGGTTGGGCTATCGCCGCTTCGGTGGAGACTGTCCCAGACCCAAACGCAGCGACCGAACCTATCGCGGCGGGGCCGGGATTCGCCCGCTGGACTTACATCTGCACAGATGAAAATGGTCAATACGTTTGTGGCAGCGGGGCGGAGGAAGACTGTGAGGCGCAGGCCCTGACGGCGGCGCAATCCCGAGTCCAGCAGCAACCGTACGACGAGGCAATCTAATGCCGCTGCAACAATACAGCCACCCGCGTCGAACGACGCCGCGCCGGTCGAGCCAAACGCAGACCCATAGCGCGTTTCCGTTCCCCTCTCCAATGCAGGGGCTGGATACGGTGCAGCCGCTGCCGGGTGGAAGTCCTCTTACGGCGGTTCGGCTCGAGAACATTATCCCCCGTGCGTTCGGGTGTGCGCTTCGTCCTGGGTATCTGCGCCATGTGTCGAACATGGGCCAGGAAATCCGCAGCCTTATGTCGTACTTCCCCGCTTTGGGGGACCCGAAGCTGTTCGCGGCAAGTTCCAATGGGGACGTCTACGACGTTACTACAGCGCAGCTGTCAAGCTTCACGCCCACTGCGGTGATGACGACGACTGGTGCGTTTAATGGAGAGTTCACTTCGCTGAACTTTGTCAGCAGCGCAGGGATTCACTATCTTGTCATCGTCGGGCCAGACCTTGGATACTGGACCTTTGACGGCACCACATGGGTCGAACACGTATTGGGAGTCGGAGTTGGAGAAATCACCCCGGTTAACCCTCGTGACTTCGCCTATGTCACCGTCTACAAGGGGTCGCTCGTCTTTGTCGAGGAAAATTCAACAAGCGCGTGGTATCTCCCCTTCGGACAGATCGCCGGGACTGCGACCGAATTTGACTTTGGTGCTATGTTCCCCCACGGAGGGAAGCTCGAAGTCGTCCTCAACTGGACTTATGATGGTGGTGGCGGTACTACCGGCATCGGTATGGATAACAAGCTGGTCATGGTATCAGACCAGGGTGATGTGCTTGTGTACAGCGGCGAAGATATCAACGTTGCTGGCGATTTCCATGTGGAAGGCCGTTGGTACATTGGCCGAGTCCCTCCAGGGCGTCGATTCTCGGCACTCTACGCAACTGACTTGGCGTTACTATCGGAGCGTGGGCTGTGTTTCATGTCGGAACTCATGCGCGGGCAGGGGTTTCTTGAAAACGTAGGGCTGGCTCGCAAGATCAATTCGGAACTGTCAGCGCTCGTCCAGGCGCGGATTGATGCCAAATATTGGGAAGTGGTGTTCCTGCCATCGGAGCAGCTGATTGTCATCAATGTACCCGACTTCACGCGTACGTACATTCAGTTCGCCTACGAAGTCAACAACAAGGCGTGGTGCACGCTTCGGCGTATTCCAGCCCTGACGATCTACGCGTTCAACGGGAACACGTACTGTGGTGATTACGACGGGAACGTCTGGCAGTGTTTTGAGGGTCAGTCGGACGGTGCTATTGATGACGTCCCAGGGACTGATCTGACGGGAATCTGTGTTACTGCGTTCCAGCCGATGGGCGATGGCGTTCGCGTGAAGCGCTTCTTGATGGTGCGTCCATCCTTCCTCTCGAATTCGACGCCCGGTGTGATGGCGGAGTTGAATAGTGAATGGGACTTGACTGGCCCTTCAGCAGCCCCTCCATTCTTGTCAGCAGGTGAAAGTCTGTGGGACGTTGGATCGTGGGACGTTGCCGTTTGGTCTGGGACCGGCAGGTCATACGAATACTGGATGGGCGCGACCGGATTTGGACGTTACGCAGCGCTGTCGCTTCAAGTGCGTGGCGCTGCGAACACGGTATTTGTGGGGTGGCAGGCGTTGGTGGAGCAGGGTGGCGTATTATGATCACAACCGCACACCAGGACTTTCTCGTGAAATGGCTGTGCGAGCGCATCGGCTACGTGCCGACGCCGCACATGAAGTGCATCGCAAGTGTCAATGAAGACAACACGGTGCTCAAGGGTGTCGTCGGTTTCGATGGGTACAACGGCGCTAGCGTTATTGTTCACATGGCCGGTGACCACCCGCAATGGATTGATAAGCGGCTGATCTACGCGACATTCGACTACATCTTCAACACGCTGCAGTGCAATCAGCTGTTGGCGATGGTCCCAAGTGGGAATGACCGGGCGCTGGAAATCAACAAGAGATTCGGCCTGGAAGTTGTCATCGAGTTGGAGGGCGCGCACCCGGATGGGTCGTTGTTCGTTCTGCGCATGAAACGTGAAAACTGCAAGTGGCTGGTCCCACGCCTCAAGCACTAGGAGATATTGATGGGCAAGAAGTCCGCACCCCCTCCGCAAGACTATGCTGCCGCTGCGCAGCAGACTGCTGCTTCTGAAAAGGCGGCGCAGACCACTGCGGATTGGGCAAATCGCCCGACCCAGGTGGACATGTATGGCAATACCACTTCGTGGTCTGCCGTGCCGGTCAAGGACCCGACAACGGGCTTGATGACGAACCAGTGGACGCAGCGCACTCAGCTGTCTCCGCAGCAACAGCAACAGCTGTACCAGCAGCAAGCGCTCGAATCTGGAATGATGAACCAAGCTGGGACTCAGCTTGGTCAGGTGCAGTCTGCTTACAGCAAGCCAATGGACACGAGCGGGCTTGCTCAGTGGGCGCAGGCACCCCAGGCCCAAAACCTCAACGCGAATGCTTATCAGACCGGTGGCGCTGGCCAGGGGATGATGCAAGGGATCAATACTGATCGGCTTGGTGGAATGATGAGCCAGCTGAATACAGGGTCGCTTGGCAACATGCCCCAGGCCGACGCCCAGGAGCGGCAGCGTATTGAAAACGCGATGTTCGAGCGTATGGCGCCCCAGCATCAGCAATCCCAGCAAGCGCTCGAGGCGAAGCTCGGGAATATGGGTCTGACCCGTGGCTCTGAAGCCTGGAATCGCGAAATGCAGCGTATCGGGGATCAACAATCCCGTGAGCGCTACAACGCCATGGAGGTTGGTGGGAACGAAATGCAGCGCTTACACGGCATGCAGATGCAGGGCCGTCAGCAGGGCTGGCAGGAATTGCTCGGCGCGGGCCAGTTCCAAAATCAGGCGCGGGAGCAGGGCTTCCAGGAACTTCTCAGCAAGGGCAACTTCGCGAACCAGGCCCAGCAGCAGGCGTTCAACCAGAACATGGGCGCGAATGTCCAGAACTTCGATATTGCGGCACGCGGCGGGGCGCAGAACTTCGACCAGCAGCAGCAGGCGGCGAACTTCCAGAATCAGCTGCGGCAGGCTCAATTCGGCGAGGCCGCGACGCTGCGGCAGCAGCCGATGGAGGAAATGAACGCTCTCTTGTATGGAAACAAGCTGTCTTCGCCAGAGTTCGCGCAATTCACGAACTCTAGGGCGGCGGGTGATGTTGACTACACGGGGGCGGCGAACGCGGCCTACAACCAGCAGGCTGATGCGTACAACGCGAAGCAGGCTCAACGGCAAGGGACCCAGGCGGCGGTCGGGACAATCGCTTCGGCGGCAATTATCGCATTCTGATGAAAGTACTACAGTTTTCGGGTGGTGTTGATTCTCTGGCCTGCCTGCACTTGTTGCAGTCAGAGCCAGGGCTTTGTGTGCTCACCGTTTCGACTGATGGCGCCTACCCGGAGCGCCACGAGTACTTGTCGCGTGTTGAAAAGGAATTCTTCCACCTGAAGTTCCACCGTGTCAATACCGACCGTCAGATTCAGATTTACGGGCACCCGGTCGACGTCTTACCAATGCGCTATTCGGCGGTCGGGATGATGGTTGCCGGCGATCATGGCCCTGTTCGCTACCAGGACTTGTTTTCGTGCTGCCGCCGCGCGATCTGGGAGCCATTGGACAGGGTCAGTCGCCAGCTTGGCGCCACCACTATCATTCGCGGTCAACGCGCCAGCGACACGATGCGCTCGCCGGTTCGGAATGGCGAGGTTGTCGGTGGCATCACCTACGAATTCCCGATTGAAGGCTGGTCGCGGGACGATGTTCTGAAGTATGTCTGTGAGCATGTCGAGCATCTTGTCCCGGAGTCTTACTCGGCGGGCGAGCGGACTTCGCGGGACTGCATGGACTGCACGGCGTACCTGCATGACAACCTGAACCGTATTCAAAATCTGCCGAGAGGCAAGCGAGCAGAAGTCGAACAAGTGTTGAACCAGTGGCGTGATGACGTCTCATTCGAAGTGAGGTACTAAAATGGCTAGCCAGCAAACAGACGACGACATGCTCGAGTACTTGATGAGCATCGGCGCCCTACAGCCCGAGCAGGAGAACATTGCCCGCAAGCAGGCAATGATCAGTCAACTGCGCCAGCAGGGGCGTCTGCCTGAAATGCGGCAGGCGGGGCGTCTTGTTGTTGCCTCGAATCCGTTTGAAACGCTTGGATCGGTGCTTCATCAGGGCCTTGGCCAGTACGAGCAGGGCAACATGGAGAAGATGCAAGACGAATACGGGAACAAGCGGCGCGGCCTGATGACCGACTTGCAGGCGCGGATGAAGTCGCGGAGGCTTCCGCCGAACCAGCAGTCGCAGATCAGCGGTGGATTCGTGCCGCCAAGTGTGCAAGAAGGCGACCCAATCTACTAAGGTCTAATCATGGATATTTATGGCGGCGGTGGCTACCTGCCCGACCCGTTCGGGTTGGAGGCCGAAGACCCGAGCTTGGCTGAGGCGAGGATTAATGCCCTTCGCCGTCAGGGTCCACAGGTGAAGAGTGTCAAGATCACGCAGCGTGGTCCGGCTAATGGCGGATTGCCCCCTCCTACGCCCGTGCCCCCGACACCCCAGGTTCCGCAACCCCCAAGGGTTGACCCGATGGCGAATCTGCAGACTCAGCACGCGGAGGCTATGTCGGCGCAAGAGAGGCTTATGCAGCCGCCAGATACCACTCAGCTGCAGAATTACGCCCGTGAGCGCGAGCAGGGTGGGACCCGTCAATTGATGCTCGCGCTGGCAGCGCAGGAGGCGGGCAAGGAATTCGCGCCCGCGCAGGCACACTTCTTGAAGCAGGCCGCTGCTGCCCGCGACCCGATGAAGTTCGGCGGCGGGCTTGTGGCCGAAACTGGCGAATTTGTTGCTGATCCGTCAGCGCAGGCCGATCTGAAGATCAGGCAGGCGGGGATGCGAATCCAGGCGATCGAACGCCAAATCCAGGCGGCGCAATCGGCCCAGGAGCGTGCAGCCCTTCAAGCTGAGCGCCTCAACGCCCAGGCCGAACTGCGAAGCATGATGATGCAGTTCCAAGCTGGCCAAGACGCCAGGGCGTCGGCTGACCGTCGTTACGGCGTTGACATGGCCCACGAGAACGCAAAAATCGCCGCTGCTGCGAAGCCAGGGCCGAAGGACAAGGTTGCCGAGAACGCCGCAAAGAATGCCGCCGCTGGTAAGGAAGTGCTGGGCCTGCTCGACGAGGCTGAGAAGCATCTTGATAACGCGACCAGCAGTTATATTGGCTACGGGGTCGACCAGGGGCTTCGGGCGTTCGGCGGATCGACCAAGGGTTCGCGGGCAACGGCCGCGCTTCAGACTATCGGCGGGCAGATCGTGTCGAAGATGCCCCGCATGGAAGGCCCGCAGTCGAACTACGACGTCAAGCTCTACCAGCAGATGGCCGGAAGACTCGACGACCCAACTGTTCCACTTGGTGACAAGAAGGTGGCACTCCAGACCCTGCGTGACTTGAACGACAAGTACGCTATCGGGGGCGCTGCTCTGAGTCCGGGTGGTGGTGCTACTGGTGGGTGGTCGGTAGAAGTGGAGAAGTAAATGCCCACATTCCGCATTACCGGTCCTGATGGGACCGTGTATAAGGTGAACGGCCCAGAGGGTTCAACTGCGGAACAAGCTCTGGCCCAAGTCCAGGCGAAGCATGCCGGGGGGGCCGGTACAGATATACGTCCCCCCTCCCCCACGGGGGCGGGCGGTACCGCCCGTTCGACGGACGGGGCATCGCGGGATGCCGCGCGGGCATACTCTGCCTCAGGTGCGGGGGAAGAGGCGGGGGTATTGGAGCAAATAGCAGGCGGCGGCAAGCATGCCTTGGATCGCGCGGCCATGGGCCTGAAGGGCCTTTTCACTGATCTGTCCCCCGAAGACAAGGCCCTATTGGAGCAGGGCAAGCAATTTGTCAGCAGGACTGGACCCGCCAGTTCGGTTGGTGAATTTGCCGGCGACACCCTGATTACGGCGCCCATCGGTGGCGTCTTGATGAAGGGCGGGCAGGCGGCGCTCCAGGGTGTGAAGCGTGTTCCCCAGCTGATCAAGTCGCTTACCGCTGCTGGTGGAGCGGGCGCGGCTACTGGCGCCCTAGTGTCCCCTGAAGAGCGGGGTGAAGGCGCTACGATGGGCGCCTTCGGTGGCGTTGCTGGTGAAGGAATCGGGCGCCTGCTCACGAAGACGCTTGCCGGTCCCGCTCGGGGCATGGTGTCCAAGGGCGCGAAGGAGATGATGGATGAAGGGATTACGCCGCCGATGTGGCAGGCTACTGACAATCCACTGATCCGAAGCCTGGGTGAGCGTGCGAAGGCCCTCCCTGTTGTCGGATCAATGATGCGCGGCCAGGAGCGCAAGGCGATCGAAGAGTGGAACCGCAAGCTAGTCAGGGAGTTGACGCCCCCGAAGCCTGTTATGGATGACGCCGGGAATGTCATTCGCTGGGAGCAGGGGCGTGCTGCGGGCGAGAAGATTCCGGTCGGTCAGGGCGCGATGGAGGACCTGAGCGGGCGATTCAACAAGTCCTACGGGGCGCTCTATGAGGGGCGCACTGTTCCCATGGACGAATCGTTCGGCAAGGGCCTGGACGACATTGTGAATCAGGTCAAAGCCTATAAGCCCTCCATCGCTGAAGATATCGGCGGGGCGTCGCGCCGCCTGAAGGATACGGTCCTGCCTGGGACTGAAGCAACCGCCCCCGCATCGAAGATCGTCGACGAATTCGGCAATCCCTTCGAGAAAGTTGGCGGTCCGCGCCATTCTGGTGTTACCTATGACGCCATCAAGCGCGCCCGCATGGAATTGGACGACGCCATTACCACTGCATGGAATTCAGGTGACGGCGAGAAGGCGCAGGCGCTCGGTGAGCTTCGCAAGTCGCTGCTCGACCGGCTGAACAAGTCGCTGCCGCCCGAAGTGGCGGGGGCGAAGGGCGAGATTGACAAGGCGTATTCTGGTTACAAGCGCCTTCAGCGTGCTGGCGCGTCAATCGGCGCCGCAAAGAATGAGGGGGTCGTTGCCCCAGGCCAGTTGTTGTCCGCGTCGCGGGCGCTGGATCGGACCCCCGGAAAGGCTGCATTTGCTGAGGGCCGCGCCCCGATGCAAGAAGTCGCCACGAAGGGCCAAGACGTCTTCGGGTCAGTATTGCCCGAGACAGGCCCTGGAACTGCCGAGAAGATGCTCTTCGGGATGGGCGCCTTCACAAGCCCTTGGATGATCCCGTTCATGGCCGCAGCCACACGTCCTGGACAAAAGGCGCTGATGGGTGGCTACAAGGGGCAGGACGCCATCTTGCGGAACCGACAAGCGATTATCGACGCGTTGCGGAGTGGCGCTATTGCTGCTTCGCCACAGGAGTAAAACATGCCCCGCAATTCATCTGGTACTTATACACTGCCTTTGCCGGAGGTAGTGGCAAACACTATCATCGAGTCGGCATGGGCGAACACTACGCTCGACGATCTGGCGCAGTCTACTACCGACTCCCTAGATCGTTATGGGCGTGGCGCCATGGCGGCAGCCCTTCGCCTCGTCGACGGCTCAGTGACTGTTCCATCTTGGGGATTTTCGACTGAAACCAACACGGGCATGTACCGGCCTGTTGCCGGTGAAATAGGCATTACTGTCCTCGGGACTCAGGTTGGTAAGTTTTCGGCGAATGGATTTCAAGGCGCGATTGATGGTGATATTGCTGGTACTCCGAATTTCGAAGGGATGGTCACATTCGACGCTGATACCGATGCAATTGTTCTGAGCGGTCTGAACGCTGGGATTGTTTGGAGCAACGATGGCGGGGTGACCGAGAACGTTGCCATCAGGCACACCGACGCGAACAGTAGCGTGCTGTTCACGGTCGACGGCAACACCAAGATGCAGTTCGTAGCCGATGGTGTGCTGCTGGCAAACCACACGAGTCAACTGGCTGGTATTGCCCCCTGGGGCTCCGATCACCAGAGTTTTGACCTTGGTAATGTTAGTGCCATCGACAACGACTCTCTCAGCGGCAACCTGACAGTAGTCTTCAACGCCTACCACGACAACACGAACTGGCGTGCCAAGGCTGGCGGGGTCAATTCGGTGTACTATGTGGAGCGGGGCCTGGGTCACTTCTGGTACACTGCGCCCATCGTCGCCATAAATGCCATTGCGACCCCGGTGCAGCACATGTTCCTTGACAGCGCCAACGGCTTCCTGTCGCTGGGGCCGAACGCTGCAGCGGCCAGCATCGGGTTGCACTTGCGTTACACAGGCAGCGGAGCGCGGGTGCGCTGCGAATCCACATCAGGGACCACACCCGTCATCGAACTGGCCGCTGACGGTGCTGCAGCCGGCAACGGGTCTGTCGGATCGAACAGCAACCACGTCTTCTACATCACCACCAATTCGACGGTGCGGATGACCTTTGCTGCAGCCGGTGGCGTATCCGTGCCCACCGGCCCAGGCGGCACCACCCAGGACTTCAGCGTGGCGGGCACTGGTGTGCGCCGCACCGAGCAGTATTCCGGGGTAGTCACTGCGCAGCCTACCGGATTGCTGATTGATACCACCGGGTCGGGTGGCCGCATGGTGCTAATCACCGGCAACGACAATGCCGGGTTGGCCTTCAGTGCCCTGTACGTGGTGGCTACACGACCCAACGGCGGCGGCGGCACTGCCGTGACAGCCACCCTTTGCGGCCGGGCGGGATCGGCTAGCCCCACGTTCACGTTCAGCAGCACCGGCACCCAGGTCACCATTGCCATTGGCGCCGGTGCCAGCTTCACCTATATTACTCACTTTGGAATTTGATGTACATGTTGGTGTTATTGGTGTTACTTGGCGGCTGCGCCTGGGCCGATAATGGTGGCAAGGCTGATGTGTATATCAACACGTATCGGGCAATCAATGCCGATGTTGACCCGCCTGAAGAACAGGCTTCGCAACCGAAAAGGAGTAAATAATGTTCGGATCACTGAAAAACATGCTGAAGCCGAAGTCGCCTCGTGACATGTTGTCGAATTCGCCTCGGGATCAGATCAAGAGCGCGATCAGCAGCCTGAGTCCGTCGAATGCCATGGCGAACTTGAAGCCTGGGGCGCCCCCTCCTGGAATGCCAATGCCCGGTGGCGGTGGGGCGCCTCCCCCGCAAGCACCCCCGCCTCAAATGCCGCCCCCGCAGCAGCCTCCAATGGAGGCAATGGCGCCAATGGGAGCAGGGGCGCCTCCAGGCGGGATGTTCAACGCCCCTCCGCAGGGACCCCCTCCGGGACCGCCAATGGAAATGCCGCCGCAAGGGCCTCCGCCTGGGATGCCGCCGCCCGAAGCACAGATGGGAATGCCTCCTCCTGACGGTGGAATGGGGATGGGGCAACAGGGGATTCCACCGCAAGCACTGGCGCGAATTGCCGCGCTTCGTGGGAGGATGGCAAGATGATCTGGATTAACTTACTCATCACGCTGCTGATTCTGGGCCTGATCTTTTACATTGTCTGGTGGGGCATCCAGAAGGCGGCGTTGGGGCCACCGTTCGACAAGGTCATAATTGTCCTTTACGTGATCGCGGTCGTCGTGGTCCTGGTCGGCGTACTGACCGGACACGTGAACTTCCCGATCCTTAACCTCAAGTAGGAGCCACCATGGCCGAACCCGATCCGCTCAACCTCAAGAAGTCGCTGAAGAAGCGAATGGAGGGCGTCGAGAGCGACCCAACGCCGCCAGCGCCACCCCCGGCGCCGTCAATGAGTCAATCAGAGTTTGGAAAGCCCTTCACTCCTGAGGAGCGAAGGGCGCAGATGGCGGCGTTAGCCCAGAAGCTTCGGGATCGCTAGTAGCCGGGGTATTGGTCACCCCGTAGACCCGGCGACTTTTTCAGTACGCGGTCTGCTGAATCTAGGCTCATCTTGACGCCAAAGAGCCAGCCTACGACGAACATGACTGCGCCAAAGACGAAGCCGCCCCAAACGGCGTACTCAATGGGCATCATGCGTCTTTACGCTTGCCGCCAGCCCATAGGCCGAATAACGCCATCCCGGCGAGCATCAGCGTGGTTGGTTCTGGCACGCCATTCGGCGGTTCATCGAAGGGCGTTGGACGCCCACCTGCCGGGTCACCGCTGAACCAGCCACTTCCGCCATTCACTAGCCCTTGGGTGTGGATGGCAAAGTGGAAGCCGGTCTTGCCGACCGGGCCGTCTTCGCTCAGGCCGCTGTCGATCTGCGCCAGGGTCACGCCCAGGAAGTCCCATTCCAACAGCATGTTGCCGTCAAAGGTGGGCACGCTAGGATTGAAGCCCAAGAACCAATCGAACCAGCCGTCGCCGTCAGCCTTGAACCCGTTCTGGGTGAACAGGAAGGGCAGGTCGGCTGCGGGTAGGCCGGTGCCGGTCGTGTTCGCCACGGTCGGCACTGCGTAAGGGTCGATGTTGCCGTAAAGGCCGGTGATCTTCTCGGTCCCTGACATGGTGCCCAGGAACTCGAAGTGCACGCCCCCCGCGATTGCCGTGGTGCGTAGCGCGGCACAGCCGAAGACGACATTGCCGCAGTCCGACCCGCTCTGACTGAACTCGTCGTCGAACAGGTAAATCCCGGCATTCGCCCCGACCGCAGCTGCGGCTAGGGCTATCGCCGTTAACGCTTTCTTCATCGCATTCTCCTAATGGTGGGGGCCAAACAGGGATTACACCTGTTCGTAGGCTACGCCACCCCCGTTAACTACTTACGCCTTGCGACGCAACGCGCCCAGACCCATCAGGCCCAGGCCAGCCAGCGCCAGACTACCTGGTTCAGGCACAGCGAGTTGCTGCACCTGCAGGTTGCCGGTGTACGACGCAGGCTGCGTCGGGCCAAGCCCTGCGATCGTCCCCCGGACGTTGAAGGCGTAGGTGCCCGCGTCCAGGCCGGTGAAGTCAATCACGGTGGCGTACGACGGATTCGTCAGGCTGGTCAACGCCCCGCCGATGGTGTCCAGCAAGGAGCAGGCCCCTGACTGGAACGCCGTGTTGGCGGCACACACGAAAGCATCCACGCTGAACAAGTCCACCGCGAAGTTCGTGATGTTCTGGATCGGCAGGAAGATCGCGTTGATCGATGCCAAGCCAGCCGGGTCGATGCTGAAGACCCACCAGTTCGAGAAGTCCCCGTTCTGCCCCGTGGTGGCGTTGCTGAACGTGCTGTTGTCGTCGGTCAGCGTGTTGTGCAACCCCAGATTCGACGCCACGCTGGGCGCCGGCTGGTAATCGCACGAATCGCAGACAACGGCGGCAAAAGCCCCCTGTGCCGCGAGGGCCAAAGCCCCCAATACCAAAAGCTTCTTCATAGTATCATCCTTGCGCAAGGAATTACTGAGTGACCGACTCAGCGGCGGGCTTCGGCATTTCTACCGGAGTGCCTTGGTTGGCCTGTGCGACCAACTCGTTGATGAGTTGCGCGACTTCCTGGTACGGGCGCGCTTGAAGCACCCGCATCACGTAGTCGGCGTGTTGTTCTGTCAGTTTCCAGATAATCAATTTGGCCTCTCAAAGTTGACTTCAATCGCTGGACCAGGCTTGTACTGGTCCATTACGGTCCTGAGGAAGTCAATCACGTGGTCCGCGCACATGTTGCTTCCCAGATGGATGCCGGTCATCTGATCGAATCCCTGCGCGATCAGCACAACGAAGACGGCGTCATCGATGCCGCGACTCTTCAAAGCGCTTGCAATTGCAGTCGACGCCTCCAGAATGACTGGTTCGCACCCTTCATCTTTTTCCATATCTACTCCTACATGTCGATATATCGATTGTACCACGTCCCCGGCGCCGTGTCTATCCCTCTTCAGGACTCGATCGCAATGCCGGACTTTTCGACCGCTTTAACGATCATTTCCCATGTCTCAGGGTGAATGTCTTCCTTCCGTAGTTGGTATTGATAGTTGCTGTCGCTCACGGCGCGTCTGGAGCGCACCTTCTTAAATCCGATCTGCCTGAGGATGGCGCGGACCCGAAATACGTCCGACGCCTGCTGGCGGGCTCCCTCGACCTTCAGTAGGATGCCCAGGATGGCGTGGAACTCCCCAGCGAAGATCAGCATTCCGTCTACTATCTGCCCGTTCACATATATCGATCGTGCCTGGAACAAATGGTTCTCATAAGTGTCCGCCTGTTTCAGGCCCTGAAGTACCTGACCGTACCAGGGGTCGATATCCTCAGGCCGCATCTGGCGTTCTTCTTGTTCGAGGCGCACCGTTTCGGCTGGCACTACGAACCAATCTTCACCGGCCTCGTAGGCGTACACTGCTTCGGCCCATAGCAGGTCCCGGACAGCCTTCAAACTCGCAATATCGGGTCGGTGGGTCACCCCCACTTTTATCGGCCAGAAGCGTCTGGCGCCCGATTGGTCCTGGATGTAGTTACCCTCGAGTTCGTTTGTTGTACCCGCAAACACGCATGTTCGGGGGTACTGCTTGGCGTCGCGCTCATAGCTGAGTCGGGCGTCGTCCGTGGTGGTGGTAAGGATGGCTTTGAGAGTCTCCATGTCCCCACGCCTCATGGTCGCCAATTCGGACATTTCGACGATCAACTTGCCCAGAATTGACGCCACCATGTCCTTGTGGCCGGTGTTATTCCCGCTGATGGCGCGGCTGTATTCAATATAATACTCGCCGCCCAGGACCCGAAGGCACTGTGACTTCCCTATCCCCTGTTCCCCCTCCAGGATAAGCATGTGGTCGGCCTGACACCCTGGGTCCATGCCCCGCGCCGCTGCGCTGATAAGCCACTTTCGCCCGATCGCCCTGCTATAGGCGTTGTCAATTGTACCCATATACTTCGGGAGCCATGTGTCCAGGCGCGGCACGTGGTCCCATTCGAACGATTTTAGGTGTGCCCGCATCGGGTTGATCTTGTTCTCCGACGCAAGCTCCTTGATAATCTGCGCGGCGTGGGTCGACCTTACCCATACGTCATTCTGCTCATGGAATTTGATCATGAGTTTAATGTCGTGTATGTCGCTGTAGCGCTCGGCGTTTATGTCCCCGATACTACCCACTCGGACGCGCTGGTCGAATGTGCTCGTCCAATATGAAGGTAGGTCCCCAACACTCTGATAGACCCTGGTGCGCTGGATCAGTCCGACGACGTTGCCCTTATCGTTGAACTCCCCCCTCCCGTGTTTACGCCGCTCCCGTGCCTCCTCGGTGATGGCGTCAACCAACACTAGGAAGCGGGGCTTGGGAATAAGCTTCTTAACTTCTGTTATGACCTTGTTGCGCTGCCTAGCCAGGGCAAAGACATTGTCCAGGAGTTCAGGGCTTGGGACAGTGTCCCCCAGGCCCCAATCAATAAGCCGCTTCTTAACCTCAACCGGGTCCGCGAAGTCTGGGTCTATCTTGTAGCGGAATTCCTTCCAGGTGTATGCCGAGCAGCTGTCGTGGAGGCACTTGAACACGGGCCGATTGCGCCCGTTGATCGCCACCATGGCCTTCTTGTGGGCCGGATTGAAGGGGCACTCCCCGATAGTCCACTTCTTACCCCCATCACCGAAGGGGCGGGCTGGGCTGGTGACGCGATACCCCCGGTCGAGTAGCCATTGCTCCATGTCGGGTATGTATTCGCCCGACAGCAGCTTGAAATCGTCGTCGTTCGAATCGCGCAGACCCTTCGCCATCAGGGCCATCTTTTCAGTCGGGACTGTTTCGATGGGGTCCGGAATGGACTTCAGGTACGACACCCGGTGCGGGCGCTCAGGAGTGTCCGAGCCTTTACAGGCTATGGTACCGTAGACCTTGAAGATGCGGGAGGCGTTCCAGTTCCCGCCGTCAATCTTGGTTTCGTCGTCGCTGAACAGACCCCCTATCATCTTCATCGCGAACTCGCATATCTGGCGCGAGTCCTCGTCGTTTGGCATGTCTATTCGGTACAGCATGTGGACGCCGTTGCCGGACATTGCCACGATGGGCGCTGGCCACCCGATTGAAGCCAGCCAGTCGTGGATTTCTTCGCCCTTCAGAAAGGCACTCTTCAATTCCTCCTCGGACGAGGAGGTATGTGAAGGCCGGACCGGGTCCAGGTCAATAGGAAACCACCTGCGGCGAAGTATCTCACCATCGGTGGTCGTGACTGCCGCCCGCGCATCGAACTTGTTCGCCGCCCGCGACAGGAGCGCGGGCATGACAGGATTAAGCGTGACGAAGATGCCGTCAGCCTTGGGTTCTACATAGCGCTGTCCGTGGCTCTGCTGAACGTGCCCGTCAGTCTTGCTGTTCTCCTTCGCGATGAGCAGCGCCGCCTTTGTGGTATCATCGAAATACCCGCTTGTGACGCCACCACCCTTCCTGGGGATGCGAATCTCAAATACGTCGCCCGGCTCATACATTAAGTCCAGGGCGCGTTTGATGAGTACTGATGCTTCTACCTTCGAATATTCCTCACGTCGTGTTATCTCGTTTGCCATTACGCCGCCTTGTTATCACTTGTAGTACATTCACTAGCGTGGTCAGGTCGTCCTTGTCGAGCGGCCACCGTACGCTGCAAATCGCCATTTTTTCCAATGTCTGCAGACCCATGCGATCGATAAGTCGTGCATGATAATGCCCTGGTACTATATACCAGTTATCCCCAACGGCGACCAGGAAACACACCGGGATTCGCTGGCAGTGCGCCCGAATCCACTGGTGTTGTGATGGTTCTACCTTGAATTTGAAGGTCGGCGCCTCGTGGACAGCCTTCAACTCGAGCCAGCCCGTTTCACACTCCGGCGCAAGCATGACGAAGGATATATCCGGAACACCCGGATTAATCTCCTTGTCCTCATGCCAAGTGAGCAGCCAATACCCCATAAGGGCGTCGGCCACCCGGTCCCTGAGTTGTCCCTCAGGAGTTTTCATACGCGTAGAACTGCACATGCTGCGAAACGTGCCGGCGAATCTTTGCCGGCCAGTTCTGCATGGCGTCATACTTCTTCTTCAGTTGCTTCTCCAGGCCGGACCGGGCGTGAACGCTTGTGACGTCGACGCCATGGAGCCGGATGAAACGAATGCCATCAGCCAAGTCACACAGCTTTATGAGCAAGTCATGGTCGGGGGCGCTGTCAAGATACAGTTCAAACACCCGTGGCACAAGCCGCTTTTCGAGTTCTTTGATGGTCTTGCGCATACTCCCATAGTCCTTCGTCGGGGTCGGGATATCCCCCGAGAATACTTCGTCCAGGTCGTGGATCAACGCCCTAGCCGCCAATCCTGCCGCAGGTCCGAAGTACATTTCGGGCGCGGTCGCCGCGATCAGAAATGCCAGCATGGCCACATTCGCGGAGTGTTCCGCAAGGGTCTGCTGGCGCGTCGTGTCGAGCATGTGCCAACGCTTCACTGCCTGGAGGCGCATAATCGTTTCCAGCGCTACCTTGTCGGGGCCATAGGCGTAGAAGGGTGCCAGATCGTCCACAGGATTAGCTGCTGCCTCTGCGGGGGTCTGGCTGCCGCCAGGGGTGAAGACATACCGTTCATTCATGTTGCCAGACTCCATTTGTGAGCTTCCATGTACGGAATTGGTTGACATGCATCTTGCGGCGGATCGATGCTTCGATGTTCCACATCTTGCGGCTGGCGTAGTCCAGAATCATGATCAAGACGTCCGCCATTTCGTCTTGGGTCCGGTCCTTGGCGAACTCCCCCATTTCCGTCCAGAGCTTCAACCACATTTGGTCGTCGATCCGGTGTGGAAACAGTTCGTCCGCCTGATTCTGGATTTCGAGCGCCAGATTGTCGATGCTGGCGCCCCGCACGATTTCGCTATTTAGGTTGTGTGCCATCTTTGTATATCCGGTCATAGCGCACAATGTCTTCTGCTTTGACACCATGGCTTATAAGCAGGTGCTTGCCAATAACCTCGGCAAGCTTCAGGATCGCCTCATGAACCTCCGGATGAAGCTGGGCGACACTCTTCTTCATCGTCATGACCGTAATGGCGCCTTCCATGGAGTTGGGCGGCGCCACGTACATCTTTATCATGGCGCCCCTGTCACGGAGTGCCACACGGAATGGTGCGTTATGTTCCGCCATGATGCTTCCTTGTCATTACGTCGCTGTCGTCGGGACCGAACCCCAGCCACTTCACCTTGGGGGCGTTCAGAGCGAATGTTGTGGGCGTTTCGATCAGTGCGATCAGTTCGTCCAGGGGGCGTACGTCCTTGAAGTAGTTCGCGAAGTTCAGGAATACGTCCGTGTTCCAGTAGCTGCCGCAGTGCCACATGGCTTCGACGATCTGCTCCTTGCTGAAGGTGAACAGGCGGCGCGGGAGCTTCGTCACCGTGGTAAGTTCTGGCTCGATGCCGATATCCTTCCAGTCAATCTCCAGCTGGTCGACGAAGCCGGGACCCGAAGTTCCGGTCCGATTGTTGACCCGGATCGGGAATGTTCGCATCGTTGCCATCACGTGGACGTAGGGTGACCACTTGAAGGGCAGGCCACAGTCGGCGGCGATCTGCCATGGGGTAACATCACGGGACGTCACGTAGGGATACTTCCCGTGGTACATCGAGAGGCTGAATCCCTGCGCCCCCTCGATAAGCGTACTCTCGCTCTCCTCAAGCATGGCCCGGTACTGCATCGGGCTTACGATATAGTCATCGAACCCTGCCCCCCGCCACGCCATGATATTCGGGTTGATCCCAGAGCGCCGCATGCGCTCGATGGCTGCCGCGCCGACCCCCTTCGCCGTACTTCCGATGGCCGTCATTCCGTCGTCGAGTTCCTGCTTGGCGTGGTAGTCTTCGACCACGCAGGCCAGGGGATGGATCGCAAGGGTCTTGCCCTCCATCATCGAGCGGTAGCGCGTCAACTCGTCGTGAAGCGTCTGCAGGTGGATCAGCGCCCCAGGCCCGATGAGGACACGCTTCACGTGCGGTGAGCTTATCGCCGTGGGCAGCTGTTGCGTCATCATGCTGATGTTCCGCGAGGCGTCGATGTAAGTATGCCCCGCGTTCGTGCCGAAGGCGCACACTACGGTGTCGTACTTGTTGCGTTTCGACAGGTACCCGGCCAGCAGGCCCTTGCCGGTACTACCGTACTGAAAGTCTACTATCATGTCTATGTTGTGGCTCATACCATTCCTTTTTCGGTTGCCAGCCATTCGGGGATGAAAATGCTCGTCGTGTTGTAGTCCACTTCCTCGGACCCGCACCAGTCAAGGACCTGGGACTTTGGAATCCAGACTTCCTCTTTGACGCCGAAGTTGACCAGGATGGCCCGGTCGGTGCACTTCTTGACGACGACAGCAATCTCTATTTCTCTGCTCGGTGGCCTCATTTGCTTGCCTCCCACCAGTTTGGTCCGATTGAACTCGATGCCAGGATCGGGACCTTCATCCTGATCCGTGACGACTCTGAATTGAAATTCGTGTATGCGGCCACGATGCCGGGGATATGTTTAGTGTTTTCCGGTAGCGATACTCCTATTTCATCATGGACCGACACAAGCAAGCGCCCTGCGTGCTCACTCCGAAGGTACTGGTCAGTCTCAATCAGTGCGACCTTATGCAGGTCGGCGGCGTACGCCTGGAATAGGTACCCTGCCGCCTTATGCTGCCCGTACCTGGGAAACCTGAGGCGTCGGCCCAATCGGGTCTTTACGTAGCCACGGGTCTTCGCCACGGATTGGGCGTACTCCATGAACTTGTTTACGTTCGGCAGGCGGCGGTGGTATTGGTTGAATATCTCTCGAGCCTTGTCACCGGGGGCGAACGCCATGCGCCCCCTGGACTCGTAAACAGTGTACTCCATGCCCATCATCGCGGCAAGCTTCCCAGGCCCTGCCCCGAAGGATAGACCCAGGTTGATGGTCTTGGTGTTCGGCGCCCCCGCGTAGGCGGGGTTCCGTGGAATGCCGGTCATGTCGCTGATGGCCTGATGGTAGTCAAGCTCTGGGGTTGCCCAGTATTCAGCGATGAGGCGCTGGTCCTGCATCAGGTCGGCGGCGCATCTGAAGTCGACTTGACGGAAGTCAGCGGTAAGCCACTGTTCGCCCACATCTGCGAGGAATAAGGCCCGTAGCATTTCAGCATACTTCTTATCTCTCTTAGATATTTGGTGTAGTGCCGGGTCCGTCGCTGATAATCTTCCTGTAACAGTTCCAACATCCTGGTCTGTCCGCGTCTGATTAAATGTGGTGTGAACATAGGCGTTCGAGTCAGCACTCGCAATAACGTGTCCTCGGACGAAAGTATCCCGTAGCTTGATAGTCTTCCGAAGACCCAATATGTTCGTGGCAACAGGGTGCCGCATTTGTCGTAGCGCGTCCTGCCCCAGCGAGGGCGATTCGCCTTTCTTTGTTGGTCCGACAATTGTGCCATCGATAAGCCTCCATTGGAAAGGTGCGATCTTCTCGGGCTTGAAGAACTCCCGCATCTGCTTCGGGGAGTTCACAAACACGGAGGGGTCTTTACAGCCGGTCAGGTCCTTGATGCCCACGCTCAGTTCGATTTCAGCCTTGTCGAGCAGCGGGATCGTGTCGTGCGCCTTCTCAAGGTCGACGCGAACACCGACCCATGAGGCGTCAGCCAGTACCGGCAGCAGCTCCATTTCAACGGCCAGGACCCGGTCAAGTGCCTGCTCCTTGATGGCGGGCGCCTGCGCCAGCCATATATCGTAACAATCTCGGGCATCCCCGGCGCCATACTTCGCCACAAGCTCGGGCGGGGCGTTGGCTAGGTTTGCCAGGACCGCGTCATGATTCTTCGCGCCCATCGCGGCCTGCATTAGGTCCAAATGGACCTTCTTGTCAGACTTGACTAGATTGCGGCTCGCCACCGCTTCCAGGTTGTATTCAAACTGATTCTCGTCGATGAGGCATTCCGCGATCATCGTGCAATACCACCGCATATCGCGTGGCTCCATGCCTAAGACACGAGTCACCTGATATTCGAACTGCGCGTTGTGCGCAATTATGAGCTTGTACGGGAGAACATCCTGAAGCCATTTTACCACGCTCGGGCGCTGACGGATATCGAAGTACCATGAGGCGTCGGCTGTCGCAATGCCAATCCCGAGCACACGGAAGTCTGATAGCCAGTATTTCAGGCCGGTCGTTTCGTAGTCCAGGCCGATTGCCCGAACCTTGGTTAGATTAGGGAATTCCATAAAAAACACCCCCCCGGTTTATATTTCAGGCAACTGCGCCGGGGGGGCTTGAAAACCACTACCTTGGCAGGGTGGTGGAGGCGTTAAATGTCGCTACCTTCTCCGTCCATTCCGGCGCCCTCGGTTTCACCCAGGTCGACAGTGTAATCGGCCCGCACATTGCTCGACTTGAACATGTTGTAGACCTTCTCGGCCTCGGTGAAGAGCGCCTGCGGCACGAAACCCGCTGGCGACACGACGAAGTTGAAGAATGACTGGTTCTTCTTGTTCTTGTCCTTGAAAGTGCTGAACTTGTAGACCCGCGAGAAGCGGTCGCCGCCGCCCATCTGGATGGCCGAATTCCAGCGGCGCGAGACTTTGGCCTTGCTCTTCGGCATCGACACGACGATCTGCTCGTGGCTGCCATCGGGCTTGACCTTCAGGCAGTAGTGCGTGGGGGTGTCAACTACCTCCAAGTGCTCGCGTGGGGTGCCATCCCGCGCTACCTCGGCCAGCCGCCGTTCGGCCTCGACCTTGGTCGCGAAGGACCCGTGGAATCCGCCGCCCTCGTTGTAGATGGTCCAGACGTTGAACTCGACCTTGAACATCACCGGCACGATGTAGACAAGATCACCCAACAGTTCGAGCGACGCCGAGTTGAAGAAGGACCCCTCGATGGCGCCGGGGTCTTCTTCACGGATCGGGCTGAGGCTCTGAACTATCTCGAGCCGGGGCAGTACGATATCGCCCTGACCGACATTTTCGTTGCCGCGCCCCATGCCCTGCGCCCATTCGGGGCGCTGGTCCAGGAATCCAACACTTGTCCCCTCGGGGACGGATACTTCTTGCTTAGGCTTGGTTGCCATGGTGCTTCCTTCAGTTGATTGCTGGTAAAACCCGACCAGCCTACGGGATTCAAGTCTTGACGAGTGACGCCCTTGTGAACGGAGTGACCTTGAAAATGTCGTCGGGGATGGGCGTCCCCGCTTCAATCATGCGACGGAACAGCGCCTTGATCGTGCTGGCGTTGTAAGTCTCCATGATCATGCCGTCGTAGCCGCAGTCGCGAAGCCACTGCATTGCCTCGGCCTTCTTGCCCTCGATGGTGCTGGCGTACAAGTCTGCCGCCAGCTGGACCCGGCCCAGCCCGTGGAAGGTGGCGTTCTTCAGATCGAGCGCCTCCATCATTTCGGGGATTTCGACGATCCGGACCTTGTCATAAGCCTTGTTGACTTCGGCAAGCTCCTCTTCGAGCCTGTCCTTCTGGACGCGAATCTCGCTCATGCGCTCGCACAGAAGTCGAAGCGCCATCATGTCGGCCATTTAAAACTCCTATTGAATATCGATTGGGAAGTACTTGTTCTGTCTGTTCTGCCAGACCAGCAGGCGGGGTGTGAATTGACTGTTTATCTTCCCCAGCAGATAACCCAGCTTGAATATCCCGTAGGGTGAGCCTGTCGGCACAATCCAGTCGGTTTCGGGTTCATACAGCTTGTGGAAGAGTGCTACCTCCTTGCTCCATTGATCGTTCATTGTTTCACTCGGCGTGGTCGGGGGGTCGAATGTCGTGATGAACTCGATGTTCCCGTACTCGTAGAGTGGGCTGTAATCAAATACAACGGGTGATCCGTCGCGCCCCGTCCGGACTTGTTCCTTCAAAATCCAGACGGTCGGACGGCCAGTGCCTTCAGTCATAAACGCGCTCCTATACCCGATCCCCCGATTGTACCACGCCGGGGGCGTCGTGTCTATATCCCTTACCCGATAATCTCCGCAACCGACTTGCCTGAATCCAGCTGGCGCTTGACCCACTCGCTCATGTCAGTCTTCGCCGCAATCGACCCCTGGATCGCCTCGTCGATTGACTTCTCGATCACAAGGTCGACGATTGTGACCACGTTACGCTGGCCGATGCGGTGGGAGCGATCTTCAGACTGCGCCCGGTCGATATACGCGAAGGTGCCCGAGTAGTACACCATTATGTCGGTTTCGCCGCTGATGAGCGTCAGCCCCAGACCAGCCGCAGCCGGATTCCCAATGAGGAAGCGGCAGGTCGGGTCGCCATTATACCGGCGCTCCGCTTCAGCACGCTCCTCAGGCGTAGTCTCCCCGTAATAGTCGACGACCGACGCGCGCCCATACTTCTTGATGAGCGTTTCCTTGATCAGTTCGATTTCGGGAATGTAGCGCACCCAGATGATGAACTTGCTGCCGACAAGGTGGTCTTCAATCACTCCCAGGAGCGCGTCCATCTTGGGATTTGCGAATAATGGACGGCACGTTGTCTTCTGGGTTTCTTCGTCGGTTTCGGGTTCGAATCCGCCGACGACTTGCTGGAGTCGGAGCATTCGCTCGAGCACGTTCTTGACGCTGATGGCGGCGCCTTCCCCGATTCCTGAAACAATCTTTTCGAAGAGTCTTGTCTGGTCGACGCTGGCCTCAACGGTGATAGTCTTATAAAGTTTCGGGGGAAGTGATAGCACATCTTTCCCGACCTCAATTGTATAAGGTCGCACACATCCCATAAGTTCTTCAGTGTTCGCATAGCCGATTATCTGCCTATCTTCGTAGCCGCCCATGACGACATACCGGGACTTGAAGGCCCAATAATCGCCGCTTCCGATGATGTTCGGGTCCAAGAACTGGTACTGCGACCACAGATCGTGCAAGCCCAGGGCAATCGGCGTCCCGTTCAGAATCATCTTGAACTTGCACATCGCAGCAATGTCGATGCACCGCTTCGTGCGGGTCGCCTCGGGATTCTTGATCCGGCTGGACTCGTCGCAGACGCCCATTACGTACTTGTTGTCAGTCACGAAGGGCAGCATGCTGTCGTAGTACTTATCACTGATGCCCAGGCCCTCGACGCCCACAAGCAGGATGTGAAGCTTCTCGGGGTCCGAAGCAATCCACTTCTCGTAGACGCTCGGGCTGGTCTTGTTCCAGCGCTTCACGTTGCTGGTCGCGTGGTCCAGGATTGTGAACTTCTTCTTGTCCGCGAACTGGTTGAACTCGCGCCTCCAGGTACGCCGCAGGGTTTGCGGACAGATAATCACGACCCGCATGATTTCCATGGCCTCAAATCGGGCCATGGCCATATTCACTGTCACGAAGGTCTTGCCGGTCCCCATGGTCGCGAACAGGGCGTACGCCTTGAGTGCCCACCCCCGGTCGAGCATGGGCCATTGATGCTCCATCGGCTGTTCACGCCTCCCCTCGAACCAGGGGCGTGGGAAGGGCTTGTAGATTGGCCCTTGACTCAGGCGCTCCAGGTCCCCGATCGCGTCCTTCGCCGCATCGGTGAGCGTCATCGACACTCGACCGTGCAGGTGCTCGAGATGCTTCGCGTTGGACTTGACCAGCGGCACGTGCCACGCCTTTGTCTTGGGGTCGAAGCGCCGCGACGGGAATGAACGCATGACGTCCACAAACATGAAGCCGCCCTTCAACACGAGGCGCTGACGCGCCGGGTCGAAGTCGATATTGATGGTGTCGACGCTCATTTCAACCCCCGCTTGATCATGCCTTCGATGAACTCGCGCTGCTCGGGTGGAAGCGCCAACAGGTCAACAAAAATGGGCGGCACCGGCTGCATGGCCTTTATCTTGACCAGTTCATTGATTATCGGCTTGGCCGCAGCTTCGTAGTCCCGACGTATCGTAGCCAGTCGCTCGTATAAGTAGTTCTCATAGTCCTCGTTCATTTCATCCCCTTCAACTCCATGACGGTGAAGCCCTGCTGGGCCATCTTCATGGCGAACCAGTAGTGGCGGCGCTCGCCCATGCTTATGGCGGTCACTTCCGCCTTGATGCGCTCGACCAGATCGGCCAGTTCCAACGCCTCCCCGTGGTCGACGGCCCTTGCACGCTCGAGCCACTGGCCCATGAAGGCATCAAGCGACTCGGCGGTGCCGTCGATCAGGAATTTGACGATGCCGTCCTTCGCCTCCTCGATCATTACTTCGCGTGCCGCCTTGGCGCGCTCGTTGATGGCCTCCTTCATTTCCTCGTGGCGCGCGAAGAGGTTGATTCCGCTCGTGATTTTTGCTTCAGTGTTCACTTTGTCCAGCCCCAAAAAAGAATAATGCCGAGAATTACGCCGATCGCACCGGCAAGCAGTGCGCTGCCGTAGCGCTTGTACCAGCGTAGACGCCGATAAGGCCCGAATCCTGCGGGCGCCCGGTCGTACTGGCTAATCTGCCGCCTGCCCTTCAGCGGTCGCATACTTTTTTCACATTCGTGACGTAGTTGTGCAACTCACCGATGACCCGATTCAGGCGAAGTACCTCGTCGGCCAGGACCAGTGTGAGGTACGCCAATGAGGTCTTGCCAAAGCCTTCGGTCCCGTGCAGGACCGACTCGTTCAGCTGTTCCACGTGGAACACGTTGGCAGTGGTCAGAGCCTCGACGCCCTGGAAGGGCGAACCTGTCTTAATCCACTCAGCCGCGCGTGGTGACCGCGCAAATAAAACTTGAATCTTGGGCATCCTTAACTCCTATAGGTTGATGTGTTCAGTGTCCCGCAAGACTTCAATCCTACTCACCCACGGTGGGCTTTTGAATTGGGCGCCTGTCCCCGCGCCCTTGCCGCCCTCTGGCTCAGATTTCGGCTGCTTCCTCCTGCTTGGCGTCATCACCTTCGCCGTCTTCGTCCTTCTCGTCCTCGTCTTCGGGACCTTTGCCCTTCGGCAGGTACTCCTCGCGAGCCTTCAGGACCGTTTCGAGCGTGATGGCGGCGCCGTTCACTTCCTGCGCGCGCTTGATGGCGCCACGCAGCCGGTTGCGGAGGTTCATCGATTGCTGGCCGTAGTTCAGATGGGCGTACTTGTTGGTCGTCTCGCCCAGCACCTTCAGCAGCAGTTCGACGATCTTGTCGGCGGGGACCGATTCGAGCGCCTGCGCCACCGGGTCATTCGAGTGCAGCTGGCCGTTGATGCCCTTGATGTACTGCGTCTTCGCGCGCTCGGCCAGACCCAGGAGCGGGCCGTCGTAAGTGCGCACGCGGGGCGGCTTGGCTTCCTTCGCCGCCAGGGCGTCGGCTGCGGCCTTCTCGTTCGCTGCCTTGCGATCGGCAATCGCCTTCTCGCGCTCGGCCTGCTTGACGAGCTTCAGCTTCTCGGCTTCCTCCTTCTTCTTCGCTGCGTCAGCAATGCGCTTCTCCTTCGCGGCGATCTTGGCCTTCGCCAGTTCCTCGGCCTTCTGTTGTGCGGTCTGTTCGATCATAGTAGATTCTCCTTCGGGTTGCGTCGGTTCGGTTGAGTCGACAGTTTCGATTGTACCACGCGCTGCGGGGCGTGTCAACCCCACTTCACCTGGACGTCTGTAAGATGGCCACATAAACGTGTTTATCCCTGATTTGAGAATTGAAATAGCGCTCGCGAGGAGCGCCGCGCTTCTAGCCTCTGATCTTTTTGTACCTTCCATCCTCCTGCCTTTCGTACTGTTGCCCAAAGCCGGTGCCCAGGCGACACCGGTGTTCGGTGAAGCAGCCCACGCACATGTTTGCCCACTTGCCGCGAAGCCCCATCACCTTCGCGTCGTAGAAGATATCGTCGATGGCGGCTGTGCACAGATCGCACTCGATCGGGGGATTCGAGTGATACGCGAACACAACGTCATCGGCCTCGGATGGGTGAAAGTCAGGCATCTTCCTTCTCCAGTTGGTCTTCAACGCCTTCGATGATGGCCTCGTACTTGCGCGCTGTTACCAGCGACCCGAGCACGTAGCCTAATGAGAACAGTATGCAGGCGCACGCATACAATACCCAGGGGTCATTCCAGTTCATTTGACCGTCTCCTTCCAGGCGTTGAATTCCGCCTCGGTGATGGCCTCGTAGGTGCACTGCTCGCTGGCCTTCATGGCTGCGACCGTTTCGTCCAGATCGACCTTGTACGTCGACATGACTTGAATGCACCACGGCTCGCATCCGCCTTTTATCGGCGTGACCTTCAGAAATATGCAGACCATAACACTCCTTCAAAAGCCCCCCGAAGGGGGCGGACTATCAAACGACCAGCGCGCGAGCCGCCAGCCCAGCGAAATCAGGTCGTCGAGCGACCACTCGAGCCACGAAGAGCGGGCCGACACAGAGACAAGGACCCGATCGGAGCCAAGGGCGACAAGAGCGAAGGTCATGGGCGTATCCTGAGTTGAGGGAACCTCTAGTATACCACATGCTGCGCACCTTGTCAACCCCCCTTAGCGCCACGAGTTACACACGACGAACACGAGGGTCCAGAAGGCCAGGAAGCCTGTGAAGCTTATCACGCCTACGAGGCTGAACTCGCGCGTAAACGCGAAGAGCCAGCGCACGACGCCTGCCCACTGGTAAAGAATCAGCGCCCCGAAGACTGAGGCGCACGCGATTGCGTTGATGTGTTCCACGTGAATCACTCCGTAGCAGCTTGCAGAACGACCGGGTTGCCCTCTTCGTCTTCAGCGATGAGGGTGAAAGTCTCGTCGAGCCAGACCATCGCCAGATCGCCCGTGCCGAGTGCTTCAAACAGCAGATTCTGTTCAAGCTGGCTGCAGGCTTCGAGTTGTGAATCGGTCAATTCAACGGGGGCGTCCAGCTGCCAGCGCGCAAGCTTTGTTAGCTCGGCGTGCTGCTTTGCAGGGATGATTCGGATGGTTGATTCCATTTGTGCTCCAGGGGCGGGGGGCCGACGCCCCCCAGGTGAATCAATAGACCGACAGGGCGTGAACGCCGCAGACGTCGCCGATGGTATTCAGCGCCTCACGCACAGGCTCGCGCGAATCGGCACTGGCCAGCGCCAGGATGCTATCGCGAAGCACGGGCGTGATGCCGTACTCGAATACCTCGTAAATCTGATCAGACGTCAGATCGGCGCAATGGGCGGCAAAGGTCAGGATGGGATCGAACATGCTAGGACTCCAAAGGTTGAGGGGGCACTACAAAAGTAGCAACCCCCGTGCCAATTACTCGGCCTGCGCTTCGTCGCTGCAGACCAGGACGTAGACGTCCTGCTTCGAGATGACTTCCTTGGACTCCTTCAGCACGCGCTGGCATGTGACGCTGTCGGACTTCACCTGGACTTGCAGGCACACGCTGATTTCGGGCCGGTACTGGAAGTGCGACTCCTTCTCCAGAAACTTGAACTTGTACATGCGCGTCATGTTCGCCGCGTGGTCTTCGCTCTTGACTTCATCGGCGTCGATGTACGCCTCGAGAATGTCTGCCAGCGCCTTGCAGCTGAACCCATCGACGTTGTGCATGTAGGCGTTCACTTCGATGCCCGTGCCCCAGACGCTGATGCTTGGCTCCCAGCGCAGCCACTTGGCCTCGAACGCCTTCAGGAGGGGCGCCAGCCGGTGGTTGATTTCGGCGCGTGCCGTGCGCAGGAAGGCCTGCTTGCGGCGAATGGTCTTGACGTCGTATTCGTACGACGCGATTGCTTCGGTGACGGGACTCTTCTGCATTTCAAACTCCTATGGGTGGGGGACGATATCTCGATTGTACCACGCCCCGCAGGGCGTGTCTAGTACCCTTCAGACGCTACGGCGAAGGCCGTATGCAAGGCCGTTCCGGTACGCCCAATGGGTCTTCGCGTTCTCGGGGTGGCCGGCGATCTGCGCCTGCTTCGCTTCGCGCAGGCGCCTCACTTCACCGACCCGGCGCTCGTACGCCTTCATGGCCTTGGCGTCTGCGACGCCTTGTTCGTACGCCTGAAGCATGCGCTCACACAGGGCGGTGGTCATCACGTCGGTCTTTCGCATGTCAGGCTCCCAGCGCGTCTTGAATGTCACGGGCGATGCGCTCCAGGCGCTCTTCGATGCTCAGCATGTCCTCTTCGACGTCGGGCAGCGGCAGGCCGAGCACTTCCGAATACGTCGCGTAGCGAGCGCCTTGGTGCAGCTGGTCGAGCGCCTGCTTCAAGAAGGTGACTTGCTCGGGCGTCAGGATCAGGGTCTTCAGGGTCTTCATGTCGTTACCTCAGATGGCCGACGCGCGGGGCGGCGTCGGTGATTGTGATGGTCAGGCCGTTCGCGTCCAGCTTCAGGCCGCGCAGGGCGGCGATGATGGCTTCGCGCAGTTCGTCTGGCGCGGGGTGCGAGTCGTCACCCAGGTGCAGCACCGGGTATTCGACCTTCAGGGCGATCGTGAGCGAGGCGCTCTTTGTCCCCTGTGGGGACGAAGTCTGATTTTGTTCCACGTGGAACCTCCGAATGGTTGAGGGATGGCGCCCCGCAGGGCGCCCCCCGATCAGGCTTCGTGCGCGGCCTTGAGGCAGGCTTCGACTTCGCCGAGCGTCAGCATGCCATTCTTCAGGGCGTGCCGCGCCTTGTTGCGCAGGTTCATGGACTGCTGCCCCTCGTTCAGCGCCAGATACGGGTTGCCTGGGAGCTTCAGCGCCATGATCAAGGCCGCGACGGTCACGGGCCGCTTGTAATGACCGCAGAGGGTCGCGAGCCGATCGCCGTTGCAGAGGATGCCGTTCGCCGCCTTCGAATAATGACGGCGTGCCGCCACGAGCGCCAGCATCGGCCCCTGATAGCGTTGCTTCTCCGCAACGGTCTCGCCGGTCAGGGGGTCGACGCCCTGCTCCGCGACATATGCTTCGAACGTCTGGCCTTCGGGGATCGACCCCGCCTCGGTCAGGGCGTCGAAGTCGACGCGCAGCGCCTTCAGGTATTCGGCGCGGTCGGGCGCCTCGGTGGCTTCAGCCGGGGGCGCCTCGACGGGGGGCGCCTCAGGGGTGGGGGCGGCCTTGGCGGCCTTCAGGGCGGCCTTCGACGCGGCCTTGCGAGCCTTGTCGGCAGCGGCGTCTGCCGCGATCTCGAAGCCGGTCTTGCTCAGCCCACGGATGGGCTGACGGGTGCGGGTCATAGCGAACTCCTATCGAACGATGCCGGTGGCCGACCGGTGGCGGTGTGCCCCCAAAAAGTAGCAAGCACCGTGCCAGATGCGCCACGGGGGGCGCAGGGGGGGCGGGGCGTGCAGCGGGGGTCATACCGGAAGGTTCGCAAGCGGCGTGCCAGGGGGTCGACGCCCCCGGAGGGGGGGATGGGCAAGACGCGTGCCAGCTGATATGACGCAACGTGTCATGTTTTATGACACAGCGTGGCCAGATGTGACTAGGCTCGTCATACTCGCGCGGCGCCTAGCAAGACGCGTGCCAGGGACGGGGCGTGGGGGGGTGTGCCATCCCCCCCGAGTCGGGGGTGGCTTGTAACAGCGCACCAGACTGGGGCGCGACTTGCAGCGATGCACAATTTTGGTGCAATGCACAGGGATGGTGCGCACCAGCGCAGGGCATCACGGGTCGGCCCCGCGCGCCACCCCCGTGACCCCCTCTCCCCCCCCCCCGAGGGATGGGGGGGCGTCGGACGTCGGCCCCCGCCCCGCCCCCCCGGCGCCCCCGCCCCCCCCGGTGGCGCCAGGGGGGGGTGCACGGGGGGTCACAGGGGGGTGCGCGACACGTGGTATCGAAGCAACGTGGTAAGGGACCAACGTTGGAGGGGCGCAACGTGGGATTCACGCAACGTGACTTGCGCGCAACGTGGGGGCAACGCAACGTGGTGTTGAAGCAACGTTGCATGAAGACAACGTGGGATTCACGCAACGCGAAGGCTCGCAGTTAGCGCTCGCTCCGGCAAGACGCGTGCCAATACCCCCTGGGTCTTGCGTCGACGATGGGACCCGTTTGCTTGCACTGGGACCCGTTCCCGCACGCCGAACTCTCTCCGGACACTTTGGAATCTTGCAGCGAAGTGGGGGATTGACAGCCCCCCCGCATCTGTGGTATACTCCCGCGTACGTGTAATCGGAGAATCGCCATGCTTGCACCGAAGGATCCCCCGGACCGCTCTTATTCTGTCCTGCCGAACGACAAGGAGCTTGGTAGTCACAACGACAAGGCAGAAGCCCGAAGTAAAATGAAGGCGTTGGACGACGCTTTTATGCGGGGCATGCATAGGGGCGCTGATCCTTATATCTTTGCCATGAAGCCTCCGTCAGTCAACCATGACGCTTTTACGTTTTCCATGGGGGGCGCCAGTGTCACGGTAACGGGTCTGGAGATGATTCAGGCCACCGACCCCGAGGAATTGGGCCATGCTACGGGTCAAAAGTTGCGGCTGGCCTACTGCGCGAGTACTAATGCACAGACGGTGCCGGCTGGCCACTTCGATGGAGCGCCGAATCCCCCCCTTGGGCTCGAAGGACCCGGCCAGGGCGTGGGAATGCAGGGTGCCGACCCGGACTGGCGGTATCAGGAACTGAAGCTGCGCCAGCAGCAGAGCCAGGAAGCGACGTTGCCCATGCGCACGGCCTTGATGGACCGGCTGGAGTCTGGCGTGCCCCTGGGCCAAGGCGTGGGAATGCAGGGCGCCGATGCCTTCTTGATTACCTGGAAGCCCTCCTTGTCCGTGCCAATCGGTGGGCGTAATGTCACGTTGAACCTGACGCCCGAGCAGGTCAAGACAATCGCGGAGCATATGGACGTAGCCAACAAGGCGCCCATGTCCGAACTCAGTCAGGCGTTTATCGCCGAATGGACGCGGGTGTTAGGTGATCCGGCCATGCACAAGCGGTTCAAGGGGCGCGTCATTACCGAGTGCTTCGCCGAACTGGTCCCCGAAGTCGTTGCCGCCGTGATGAGCAAGTAATGGCGTATGGACGAGATAACGCAGCTGCCCCCGGCGCCACCCCCATTGACCCGCCACGAGGAGACGTTCCTACTGGCGCTAGTTCAGGCGGGCAACGATGATGAGTTAGCGTATAGTCTGGTGTACGGGAAGGACGACAATCCCTTCCCGAAGGCGGCGGTTGCGGCGTTTAAGAACCGCCCCGAAGTGCAGCAGCGCATGCGCGAAATGGTGAGCGCTGACAAGACGCATGAGGGGATGCTTCGCGAGATGTTGAACCAAAAGATATTCGAAACGTCAAAGCTGGCGAATGAGTTAAAACAGCCAAAGACGGCCATGGACGGGTACAAACTCTACGCCGACATAAACGGGTTGATGCCCACGAAAGAGGACGCCAAGCGGGTTGAAGACGTGTCCGTCTATATAAACATTGGAGGGCGCGTGATATCGCCTGAAGTGCTCAAAGCGGAGCGTGCAAGGACCATCGAGAATGGCGCCCCGATGATGGTTGAACAGGACGTCAAGTGAACATTACCCTGCCGAACCAGTTCACGCCTCGCTGGTATCAGCAGAATGTGATGGACTTTTTCGACAACGGGGGCATCCGGGCAGTTGAAGTATGGTCCCGTCGAGCGGGGAAGGACCTGACCTTCGCACACCAAGCAGCGAAGGCCGCGCACATACGCGTGGGAATGTACATGCACCTTCTTCCGACGCAGAAGCAGGCGCGCAAGGTCCTCTGGGACGCTATCGACAACGACGGGAAACGGGTCATAAACACAGCATTTCCAATACCATTACGACACAGTACGAATGAAGCGGAAATGAAGATAAAGTTCAAGAACGGGAGCCTCTGGCAGCTTGTGGGCGCCGATTACTTCGACTCCCTCGTCGGCTCAAACCCGGTCGGACTGACAATGTCAGAAGCCGCAATTACCGACCCTGCGGCGTGGAACTACCTCCGGCCTATCCTTGCGGGTAACGGCGGCTGGGCGGCATTCATCAGCACCCCACGGGGGAACAACTGGTTCAAGCGCCTACTCCTGACCGCGAAGAAGGACCCGACATGGCATTGGTCCCACTTGACGGCGAAAGAGACAGGGCACATTTCAGACGCGATTCTGGCGGCAGAATACCGCGAAATGCCCGACGAAATGTACCGTCAGGAGTACGAAACCGACTTCAATGCCGCGAACGTAGGCTCCATCTTTGGGCGCTGGATGGAGAAGGTCGAGAAGGAAGGCCGAATCCTTGACGAGATTGACCCGATAACGCCACTCGACGAACTGGTAATGTCTTCGGACATAGGGCGTCGAGACAGGGCGGCATTCTGGTGGTGGAGAATAGTCCGAGGGGGGTTCGAACTGGTCCACTTCGACCAAGCAAGCGGCCTGGACGCGGAAGAATGGATCGACCGGCTATCGACGCAGCCACGCGTGAAGACCCTTTGGCTACCCCACGACGCTCGCACGAAGACATTCCAGACCCGCCACAGCGTTATCGAGCAATTCATAAGCAGCGGGATAGCGCCGGATATCCGAATCGTCCCGCTGACGAAGAAGAAGGACCAGATCAACGCTGGTCGGAAGGTATTGCCGCACTGCCGATTCGCCAAGACGGTGTGTGAAGAGGGGACCGACGCCCTTCTGGCGTACCACTACAAGTACGACGAAGAGCAGAAGATATTCAGCCAGGAACCCGACCACGATTGGGCAAGCCACGCTTCGGATGCATTTATGTACGGGGCGCAGATGATGGAAGACTACGTGCCGAAGAAACCGGCAAACAACGATAGTCTGATAATCGTTCCACAGATGCCGTTCGGGGGTGTTAAACTCGACGAACTGTGGCCACAAATTCAAAGCATGTCCCGGAGAATACAATGAGTGATGCACCTGTTGTGCTGAACCACGACCCAGCCAAGGACGACCTGCCCGAAGACGACTTCGAAGGCGAGAAGGCGCCCCCATCAAAGGCGACGCCCGAGGAACTGGCGAAGTATCATGTCCGATGGGAGCGCGAGTTCGCCGCAGCCGACAAGGAATTCGAGAAGGTTCACGATGTAGGCAAGAAGGTCATCCACGCATACCTCGACAAGCGGCAAGACAGTGTTGGGGAACAGGGCGCCTTCCGTCTGAACCTGTTCTGGAGTAACTGCCAGGTTATCAAGAGCAATTTGTACTCCAAGCCACCCAAGGTGGATGTGTCGCGTCTGTATAACGACCCGAATGATGATATTGCGCGGGTCGCCGCTACCATCCTGGAACGTATTCTGAACAGTGGCCTGGAATCTGATAACAGCGACTTCGATACGGCGGCGTTCCACGGTATCGACGACTACCTCTTGCCGGGTATTGGACAGATGTGGATGGACTACAAGCCGTATTTCGAGCCATTCGAAATACCCGCCGTGACTGACCCGATGACCGGGCAAGTGACCCAAGAGGCCCAACAGTCCGAGCGGATTGCCGACGAGGATGCTACGAGCGAGTACATATATTGGGAGGACTTCAAGTATTCCCCGGCGCGAACCTGGGAGGAAGTCCGGTGGGTTGCAAAGCGTGTCTTCCTGTCCAAGCAGAAGGCGGCGGCGCGCTTCGGGGCCGATCTGATCAAGCTTCTGCCCACTACGAAGGTCAAGAAGGCCCGCCAAATCAACGATCTGGGGCCTCAAGATACTCCGTGGACCCGCATCGAGATTTGGGAAATATGGTCCAAGCTTGAAAAGAAGGTTTACTGGTACGTTCCAGGCTTCGACCGGGTCTTGGACTGCAAAGACGACCCGTTGGGCCTCGAAAACTTCTTCCCGTGCCCGAAGCCACTTGTCGCGAACGTCACGACGAGCAATTTCAAGCCTCTTCCGGACTACTTGCTGGCCCAGGACCAGTACAACCAGATCGACGAACTTACGACGCGCATCACGTACCTCACGAGGGCGTGCAAGATGGTCGGAGTATATGACAAGAATTCCACGCCGGTTGGTCGGATATTCATGGAGGGCATGGAAAACCAGATGATCCCGGTCGACAACTGGCAGGCGTTCGCCGAGAAGGGTGGATTGAAGGGCCAGATGGACTTTGTGCCCATTGAAATCGCCGCAGCGGTCATCGAGAAGCTCACGGTCCAGCGCGATATCTTGATCGGCAAGCTCTATGAAGTCATGGGCATTGCCGATATCATGAGAGGCAATTCGAACCCCTCGGAGACACTCGGGGCGCAGAAGATCAAGGCCCAATTCGGCTCCGCAAGGCTCGAGTATAAGCAGAGCGAAATCGACAAGTGGGCCACGTGCGCTCAGCAGATCAAAGCAAACATCATCTGTGATCACTGGCAGCCCGACACGATCAAGCGGCGCTCGAACATCATGAATTCGGTCGACGCGCCGCTCGCGGACCAAGCGATTGCGCTTCTGAAGACCGAAGGAATATCTTCGTACCGCATCCGGATCGAGCCGGAATCCATGGCGGCAGTTGATTGGGCCAAGAAGCAGGAGGAGCGCTCGAACGCAATCAACGGCATGGGCGTCTTCATGCAGTCGATGACGGCGTTGATCCAAGCTGAGCAGAAGACCCTCCCCTTCGTTCTCGAAATCATGAAGTGGTTCATGGCCGGGTTCGGGAAGGGCAAGGAAATCGAAACGATCATGGACCAAGCCATTCAGGCGGCCCAGGGGCCGAAGGAAGACCCGAAGCCGACTCCGAAGGAGCAAGCAGAAATCGCCAAGGCCGGTGCGGAGACTCAACAGAAGCGCGCGGGCGCCGTCAACGATTTGGCCGATTCTATGTCCAAGGGATTCATCGAACCGGTCAACGCAATGCTCAACGAAATGGGCTTGCCGCCCGCCGACCCGCTTGTGGTGGCCGCAGCGACTTCGCCGCCACCGAAGGAAGGCGAGCCAGACGGCGACGAGGCGCCCAAGCCTCCGAATGGCGCCGCGCCGCCCGAAATGCCTCCGGGACCGCCAATGGCCCCGCCAGGACTGCCGCCCGGCCCCCCGCCGATGCAGTAACCCGCCCGTAAGGGCTTTTTAAGGAGAGTGTGATGATAGCGAAGGAAGACCCCAAGGTCCAAAAGGAACTGGAGAAGGAGTTCGACAAGGGCCTGGAGAAGGAATTGGCGAAGAAGCCCGAAGTGAAGGCCGAACCCAAGGCCGAGACCAAGGCCGAGACCAAGGAGGCCCCGCCGGAAATGCCGCAACGCTTCTTCACAGGCGGCGCGACGTTCTCCGAGAAGGAGGCATGGCTCGAAGCGAACGGGTATGCCGACGTATAACTGGAAGTGTCAGTCTTGCGGGGGTGAGTTCGAACTAGTTCGTTCGATCCGCGAACACTCGGACAACCCCCGCCCATTCTTCTGCTGTCAGGTGCGAGCAGATAGATACTTCCCCCCAGCACCGTTCACAGCACTCGACAATGCGTTGTCGGGTGATCGGCATTATGATGGCCTTCGCGCGCCCGATGGGAGCGACATTAGCACGCGGAGCAAGCATCGAGAATATATGAAACGCAACGGTCTTACGACCGCTGACGACTACAAAGGCGCATGGGCAAAAGCGGCAAAAGAGCGCGAGGCGTATCGATCTGGTAAGGGCAAGATGGCTGTCACGAAGGACGATATAGCTCGAGTGATTCACAACTTGGAAAGATAAGGAGAAACTTATGGCTGACATGCGCGACGCAATCGCTGCGGCGATTGATGGGAATGTGCTCGAAGATGACGACAACCTTGATGCCCCTGGTACGGGCGACGAGGAAATTGTCGAACCTACCGGGGGCGAAGATGCACCAATTGACACGCCGCCTGTTGACCCTCGCGGCAATCGTGACGCGCTTGGTCGATTCACGAAGCCCGATGGCACTCCGGCCCCTATTGTTCAGGC